GCCAGACACCAAGTATTCTAGAGTGTCGATGGTATATCTACTTAGGTCAATCATCTCTCCTGTCCCAGAGTCTCTGGACATCCAGTAGTTTCCTTGATTGACGGTTACGCCAAGCATCATCTCTAGACCAACTTTATAAAAGCCAAGTTGTAGGTCAGATGTTGGTCTACGCGCTGATGTCTTAAGGTCAACAATGACTAACTCACCATTAACCTCAAAGACACGGTCAATCACCATCTTCACAGGCACGTCTGCGATGACAGGATTGAGTTCTATTTCGATTGCTTTAGCCCCTTGAGGGGTTTTCCAAATCTTCCAATTCGTATTGCTCTTACGCCAAGATATGTAGTTATCGACCCACTGTGGGCCCTTCTCATTCCACCAGTTAGCATCTTCCTTATTCGGGTTAGCAATGGTTGCTCGTCCAGCAACTCTAGCCTTAGTAAAATCAAGGTCTTTGGTCTCATCACTCCAGGCTTTAGCCCATAACGCATTAGTCATTTGCTAGGTCCCATTCCTCAGTTGCTGCGTGGAATGCTCTACCGCCAGCAGACCAGATGCTTGGTTCTTCGGGTAGTTTTAATAGTCGACCTAGATAATACTGATACCCACAGGTCAGGTAGGTAGTGAATGCCGAGTATGATACGTGGGCTGGCAGTTCATAGCCCTGTAATTGAATCATTTACTTCTCCTGTCGTTAGATATCCTAGCCCTAAGCGGAGGACAGGAGAGTACTCAACACTTGGGCTAGGAATATTTAGTTGTATATATTATAATATATTATATATATAATAAGGGGCTTCGCCCCTATATATATTATCTATTATAGATAAATTATACACACGATGTCAAAGTTTTTACCAAACCGACACGCCGACAAAAAGAAAAAGAACCCCCTTCCCAAGGTGATTACCTTAGGTTGGGGGTCTTATGGTCTTAAATCGCCTTATAGGGCGTTTAAAGGACTACTCTGCGTTTCTGCCGAACTCTTTTGCAGATGGGTCGAGCCACTTAAGAACTGGTCCGAGGAACCCTGCGAGGGCTGCTGCTCCGAGGGTCTTAAAGTTGGTCTCGCCTGCGAGGTAGAGTGCAATAGCAGCAGATGCTGCAGCACGGAACCAGGTCAGCGATACTTGCTTTAGTGTTTCCATTTAGATTGCCTTTCGTTTTGTATTGTGAACCTTACAGCAGGTGCATACTGGTACCATTGTGGTACCTTTTGCTACCTTCTTCTTGGGTTGAGGCTGAAGTCCAGCCACAATCTGATTCACAATCTTTGGTTGATTCATCCACCAAAACCAGGGACTAGTGTCACTGCGGTGAGTATCATTAATAGAAATATGTAGATGCTTAACGTGAGGATTACTACCTGCATACTTCCTATTGCCTTCTTTGCGTCTGGCTCTTGACCAAATTTTTTTATTGTATATGAGGTAATCCACTCGTTCATCTTCTTTAAGTTTCTCAAAAATGACAGCACAATCAATACCGCTCTCAGGGTCGTGGGTCAAATCTACTGCTAGCCCAGTATTGTGGTCCGAATTCGGGCTGGCTTTCCGATGCGCTAACGAAGGTAACAATCCGTCTGACAGTTTCTTGCGCTTCGGATACAACGCTGTCGCTTGACGGAGCACAGCAATAGCAGCAGGTGACGCTACTTTGGCTACAGTTTTCATCAGATGTCTTCTTCATCGTCTTCCCAGTCAGGAAGGATAGGTACTATTGGGTCAATCGGATTATCCCAAGGTCTATGTATGCTCATTAGTTTCCTTTGTTTCTATGTCGTAATGAAATGCATTTGTATCTTCGGTTACCCACTTCTTCTTATCTTCTACATCCCACTTGCGGTCATTGATTATCCTGTGGATAAGTGGGTCGCCATACTTAGTTGTATATGATGGCTCAAAGACAAAGGTTCTATTGTTAGGTTGGATAGCATAGTTGCCATCTTCACGTTCTATAACGTGCCCACACTTGTGCTCATCGGGTGTCTCTGAGTAGCCATCATCTAACCTATTAGAGTCAGGGTTATGCCAGTCAAGGGTAAAAAGATACTTGCCATTAATTTTATTTTTATTTCTATCTGTGTAATGCAGACTTAAATTAGTCAGGTTAGCAAACTTGGTGGCTGTTATGTATGGGCTAAAAGAGTTCCAAAGCACTAAATTATGTAGGTCTACCTCTGGCACGCCTGGTTTATTACAGAAGGCATTGATGGGCATACGCCACCATAGACCACCATCTTCCATCATAAAGTGAAAGAGTGGGCTTCTGTTCTGCACAGAACTAACTCCAAATATTACACAAGGAAAGTACAGGTCGTGACTATCCTTCTGGTTACGCAAGAAGTTACCACGTACAAAGCAATCTATCGGAGGAATATTTGCATTTAACTCTGGCACTATTTCCTCAGTGCTTCTTTTACAAACTCGGTGAGTAAATCTATCTGCTTCTCTAACCCATCTACCTTATCCTTCAGGCTTGAGCCACCATTAGGGCGTAGTTCATATAGATAATGCTTGACCAACCAGCGCACAGCGCCAGCAAATCCAGCAATCAAAGTAAATACGGCTACGGCTAGGCCAGCCCATTCAGTAGGTGTCATTACACAGTCCTTACGAGTATGTCAATCGTTCCGCCATAGCCAGAAAATCCTCTATCTGGTGGAGTCATCCGAGTGAAGGTGATTTGTTCTATTACAACCTGACGGCTTTCGCCAGTCTGTAAGTCCTGCCAAGTTACAATGTCTCCATTTTCTTCAATGGATTCTAACTGTCCTATACGGTCATTAGCACGGCCTTCATAGCCAAGTGTTACATTGTACTTATCTGTTTCTACGTCATAACAGAAAACAGGAAACTTAATTACTCGCTGTCTAGGTGTAGCAATAGTAGCCTTTGCCTGATACCCCTTAAAGAGGGGACCTTTACTGCTGTCTGTTGCATCTCTAGTTAAAAGAAATCTATACGCTAAAAATTCTTGTGCTCCTGTTGGCTGGCTAGTAGCCACCTCTACTGCTGGAACTGATGAGTCGTAAGTGACTGCGTCATATATTGTGCCGTTTGCGTCTACTGTTTGTAAAGACATAGACCCAAAAGTAAATACACCACGGCCTACTAAACGCTTAAAGTTTTTAGGTTCTAACGTGTTGTATCTAATGAATCCTGTTTTTATAAAACCACTAGTTACTTTTTCTGTATTTTTTTCTATCCAGATACCATCACCTGTTACAGCAAAAGCCACCCTATCGCTAGAGCCTAAAAAGGCTACAGTTGCAGCAGTAGATGTAGTGCTGGTAGCAACTAAATCTTTAGCAAACGGAAAGAGTAATGTCTCTAATTCTACAGATAAATCAATACGGTATAATCCTGCTTCAGTACCAACCAGTCCTGATACATAGGCAAATCTATCCCTGAATGCTATGCCTTTAAAGTCACCTTCAATAATTATAGGGCCATACTTAATGCTGCCATCATCTTGGATTGCTGCGACTCTAACACCTTTGCTAGTGCAGATAACCATATAGGTACCAAGGTATACATCTATAGCATTGACTATCTCAGTAACAGGGAACTGCGCTATCTCAGTAGGCGTAGCCAAGTTAGGAAAACCTAAAGCAGTTGTCCCTGTAGTCAAACCAATCTTAAAGATAGAACTATTGCTACGGTTCTTGCCAGCATAGTAAATAGCATTAGGTCCTTCACAGATACTGGTCCATACCCAAGCGCTAGTAGGATGGGTAAAGGTAGCAGTAGGCAGGGCTGTAGTAGCGTGACTACCAGATGGACTTATATTAGGATTAAGTTCATAGATAGCATTTGCTACACCAGCCATCAAACGCTGCTTAACAAATCTAACAACAACGCTGCTAGTACCAGTAGCATAGGTAGTATCATCATTTGTAGAGCCACCGATATTACCTACGTGTAAAGCAGTTGTACAAGCAGCAAAGTATCTAGTTCCGTCTGTTGTTATGCTAACAATAGGCTGGTTAGTGTGTGCTGCTACTAGGCTATATGTGCTAGTAGTAGGTGTATCTGCCGACATAGTAATTTTCTTAAGAGCAACACCATCAGTAAAAACAATACAGTCATTAGTTCCATCATTGGCACTCATAACTGAAGGTGTATTAGTAGTCGAATAGGTTTCTATTGTGTCATTAAGAAGGGTTACTTCACCTTCTGTCCAGACATCTACCCCTTGGCTATCTGCAAAGCGAGATGTGCCTTCACCAGGAATAAGTGCTGGGTCATAAAAAGTAATGCCAGCCCCCTCGTGAAAGGAAGACTGGCTTCTAATCCACCAACCAGTGAGCGTTTGCTCACCAGGTTCTGTCTGATTATCAAATTGTTCTTTCTTATATGGAGCAGTCTGGCGTACGTAAGGTTTAGCATCAGAGATAGCATAGATGAATGGCATACCACCGATAGCAACATCATAGGCTATATCAGTATTCTGCCAGATAGCATCAGTAGCAACTACACCAACATCAACAGCGATAGCATAACCAACGTCCGCGACATTAGAACCGCGACCTTCTGTAATATCACGACCAGCCACTTATTCTCCTTGTTGCTCTTGTTCTATAAGTTTTGTCTTTAAATGTTCGTTAGCCCAATACAATGCATAATAGTCATAGTCAACGCTAAAGCGTTTCATATGCTTTACCAGTGCTCCAGTATGGGCGTGTAGTGGTACACCTGCTGCCTTCATACGGCGGAAGAAGATAATATCTTCGCCGACAAAATGCTCATCTTTACCGTCACCAGTCTCCATAAACATACCCTTACCAGGGTGTGCTTCACGCAGTTTAGGAATAATAGACTTGTGCATTAGGACAAAGCCAAACCCTGCACAGTCAACCTTGATAACTTGGTTATCAGGTAATGGGTGGTGATAGCGGACTTGAAACTCATCTACATCATCAAACAAGACTGGGAACGGGCGCATAAGACTGCCCTCGTTCTCCTTAGATATGAAGTAAACACCACTAACTACAGGGCGGTTAACCTTATCGGCTGTCTGCCAGAGTTTATGGATAGCCTCAAGACTTAGTACTATGTCTGAGTCTACCCATAGTATCCAGTCTGTCTTTAGTTTATCTGCCCAGTAATCAAAGAGTATTTGGCGTTGTCTGCCTATCTGATTACCCTGCACACGTATGCTAGTAGTAAAGCGCATACCATTGTTAGGACCAGCAATTACTGCTGTCATTAACCCTTCAGTAAACTTACCATCGGTGGTGCCATTGTCGCACCAACCGATAGCCACTGTCTCTTGCTTTTGTATCATATTGTCCCCTCTATTTTTTAGACTAGTTCTATTTCATCCCAAGATAGTGTTTCTTCATTCCAAGAATAATGCTTGCCTTCTTCAACTGGCATTGGAGTTGGAGCGTTCCATAGATAAGTTGCCTCATCTTTTGTCCAAGAAGGATATGGCTGAGGAGCAAAGAAGCCTGTTCCATCCCAGTTGTATCCAATACCAGCATAGTTCTTATGTAAGGCAGTTCCACCATCACGGGAATTGACTCCACCGTGTGTGTTATAGGAGGTCTGTATCCACTCGCCACCTAGATTTGCCTGACACCACTCTTTAGAATCGGCAACAATAACTTGTGTTACGACTCCGTTTTCAACCTTTGCATAATGAGCCATTATTATTCCTTTTCTTCTCCGTAGAGAACTGCTGAGTTTAGTAGTTTGACATCACGCTTTGTGACGATTCCGCCCTTTTCATCAAGTTGATTCTTGGCAGTAGTTTCATCGTCAGCAATGATGTGAACTAACATTGTTACTTCATAACTAAAGCATTGTGTTTTCTTTGTATCTTTTATTTTACTTACATTGTCTTTCATATTGTCCCTCTCGTTAGATTGCATATCTTACTATTACGATACCACTGCCGCCATTGCCACCAGTTCCATTAGCACCAGTATCTTCACCTGATGCACCACCACCGCCTCCACCAGTATTGGCTGTTCCTGCAACTCCATTGACATAAGGTGAGCCGCCTGAACCTCCTGCGCCACCGCCACCTGCACCGCCAACAGTTACATTTCCGCCACCATAGTTACCGCCACCACCGCCACCTGCGTAAGTTACTGATGAACCTGTAATAGAAACGGCTACACCTGCGCCACCATCTCCTTGAGTTCCCGCAGTTCCACCACTACCAGCAAAACCAGCCTGACCAGCACCACCACCGCCACCACCGCATTGAAGTGCGCCACTGGTAGAGCCTGACCCACCACCAAATCCTTGATTCGCAGTTCCATTTCCAGGAGTAGTGGTTACACCATCGTATCCGCCACCTCCACCGCCTGAACCAAATGTTCCTGAGTTAGCATTTGCTTGATACTCACCACCACCGCCACCTTTATTGGAAGTTATGGTAGAAAATACAGAGTCATTACCATTGTTACCATTTGCAAATTGAACTCCTGCACCACCAGCGCCTACTGTTGCTGTATAAGAAGTTCCTGCTGTTAAAGATAAAGCAGTTTCTAAAGTTCCACCACCACCAGTTGCAGTTACAGTAGAACGCAAACCACCAGCACCACCAGCACCACCTCTGTAAGAGCCACCACCAGCACCGCCACCTGCTACAACTAAGTAATCAGCAGTTAAGTCTTGGTAAGGAACAAAGGTTCCTGAAGTTGTAAATGTGTGAACCCAGTGAGTTCCAGTATTAGTAATAGTTCCGCCACTTGCTTTGGCTACGGAGTATCTGACAATAACTTTGCCTGAGCCACCTGAACCGCCTTCGCCATCATTTCTACTACCACCACCGCCACCACCGCCAGTATTTACTGTTCCAGCAGTTGCATTTGAACCAGCCCCTGAAGTTCCTTTAGAGCCGCTTCCACCGCCACCAGTTCCGCCATTATTAAGAAGTCCAACAGAACCCTGAACTGCTCGCTGACCAGCGCCACCACCGCCAGCATAAGTAACAGATGAACCGCTAATTGTTGTTGCAATACCATTACCACCACTACCAGGAGTTGTGCCTACTGCATTACCACCTACCGCACCTGCACCGCCACCGCCACCTGCTTCAGAATCTCCATTAGAATTACCGCCATTATTTCCTTGTACTGGGCTCGCAGTTCGAGTACCACCAGTTAGGCTGGCATCACCTCCAGCACCACCACCTGAACCGCCTGAACCGCCGTTGCCAAAAGTACTACCGTTATATCCATTACCATAACCGCCACCTGTTGAGGTTATAGTTGCAAATACAGAGTTAGAACCATTAGATGCTAATGGGGTAGTAGATGTTTGCCCTGCGCCACCTGCTCCTATTGTTACTGTATAAGCCTGAGCAGTTAAAGATAAAACAGATTCTAAACTTCCGCCGCCTCCAGTTGCGGTAACTGTTGAACGCAAACCTCCTGCGCCACCGCCACCGCCATTATTTCTACCACCGCCGCCTCCACCTGCAACTACTAAGTAGTCAGCATATAAGGCTTGAGTTGGAGTAAATGTTCCAGAAGAATTAAATGTGTGAATAAAATAATAGTTGTCAAAAACAATATCTCCACCAGTTGCTAATGCAGTACCAGTATAGAAATTACCTGATGAATTAAAGGTATGGATTGTGTTACCACCTGATGCGGTTACAGTTCCGCCGTAGGCTTTTTGTGTTGTGCCTGAGTAACGGGCTATGACTACGCCTGAGCCGCCTGCGCCACCGACAAGAGCACTACCGTCCCAACCACCACCACCACCGCCACCGCCTGTGTTTGCAGTACCAGCGCCACCTGTCGTGCCTGTCGCACCTCTACCTGTACCACCGCCACCTGAACCACCTGCATTATTCGTGCCACTGCCGCCATTTACGCTGTCAAACCCACCGCCACCGCCACCTGCATAAGTTACAGATGAACCTGTAATTGCAACTGCTACTCCGTTACCACCAACAGCACCACCAGGAGTAGAACCACCTGTTCCTGCTACTCCAGCACCACCACCACCACCGCCGTTGAAAGGCGCGACACCTGTATTTCCTGCTCCAGCAAATCCTTGATTAGCAGTACCAGCACCACCAGTTCCAGATGGAGAATATCCACCGCCTGCCGCACCGCCACCTGAACCGCCAGTTCTACCATTTTTAACAACACCACTATCAGTACCACCACCACCACCACCAGTTGATGTAATAGTAGAAAATACAGAGTTATTACCATCTCCCCCTGCTGTTGTTGTCGTACTAGCAACACCACCAGCACCTACAGTGACTGTATAATTTGTGTTTAATGACAAAGTTAAAGCCGATTCTAAAGAACCACCTCCACCAGTAGCAGTTACGGTAGAACGAAGTCCACCTGCTCCACCACCACCACCTTTTGCGCCGCCTCCGCCGCCGCCAGCAACAACAAGGTAGTCAACTGTAAGGGTTGGGGTAATATTACCAGCCACCATACTGCCGTAAATAATTCTGCCATCTAATATAGAATTATTAGATAATTTATAGACAGGAGTCATTAAGAAATCTCCACTCCTGAGATATGAAAGTTTACGCCAGTAGTAGATGCAAGTCCAGCAATTGTAGTAGCAGGACTTGTTGGTGGGATAACCTGCTTCATATCAATTACTGTAGTGTCAAAAGCACCAACATTTACTGATGATGCAGCAGTTACTCCAGCAATGGTTAATGTAAAGTTAGCCAGGCTGCTAGTAGTATTAGTCACCAACATATTGGTGATTACTGTAGTAGTTGTAGTATTAGGTTGTGTGTATAGGGTTGTGCTTGTTGTTGCTGCTGCTGTTCTAGCCAGCGTTTTAGATGTTACAGCCATTAGTTACTGTACCTTTCTTAGAGTGCGCCCATTACAACAAGTACTGGGTCGGTTCCTGCATCAATAGTAGCACTGCCTCCAAGGGAAACAGGAGTACCATTGAGTGTAATGCTTGAATTAGTTAAAGATGCATTACCAATATTAGATAAAGTGTTATTTGCTCCGCTAATTGTTTTGTTTGTAAAAGTTTGAGTTCCACTAGTAGTTGCTACAGTTGAGTCAATAGATACTGCAGGAATTGGACCAGTGCTACTTGCTACTGTAATTCCTGTGCCAGCAGATACTGCTGTAATATCTCCTTGGTCATTAGCAATCCAGGCAAGACCTGTTGTGGTTGCAGAGTCAACAGCCAAGATATATCCATTGGTTGAGGCAACTGTTAAGACAGATGGAGTAGATGCTCCGCTTGCTGAGATAAGGGAACCTTTAGCGGTAAGAATTGCTTTGTCAATAAAGGCTGATGTATCAGGGGCTACTAAGTCCCAGGCTGCACCGTCATAGACTTTCATTGCTCCAACTACTGTGTTGAAGTACAACGCACCAGTTAATAGTGCTCCACCATCATTATCTAAAGTAGGGTCAGATGACTTGCTGCCTAGATATCTATCATCAAACTGGTCATAACTAGCAGCAGCAGAAGTTGCTGATGTGGCTGCTGCGGTAGCAGATGCTGCTGCAGATGTAGCGCTAGTTGCTGCAGCCGTTACTGAGGCTGCTGCCGAAGTTGCAGATGTAGCAGCAGCACTGGCTGATGTAGCCGATGATGTAGCACTTGTCTGAGCAGATGAGGCTGAAGTAGCAGCCGAAGAAGCAGAAGTTGCTGCTGCGCTAGCCGATGTAGCAGATGAGGTAGCACTAGTAGCCGCTGCCGTGGCAGAAGCCGCTGCAGAAGTAGCCGAGGTGGCTGCGCTAGTAGCACTTGTCGCTGCTGCTGAGGCACTTGATGCCGAGGCTGTGGCGCTATTAGAGGCACTTGTAGCACTGGTAGCAGCAGAAGCAGCACTTGTAGCAGCCGATGCTGCTGAAGTGGCTGCAGCCGTTGCTGACCCTAGAATGCTATCTACATAATCCTTCGGCGTAGCCGAGGAGGCAACCATACCTGCGCTAGATAGACCAGTGATGACAGGGCTACCAGAGATGGTAGGGCTGGTCAGGGTCTTATTAGTCAGGGTCTGGGTAGCATCAACAATGACTACCGTACCTGTGGTATTAGGTAGGGTGATTGTATTGTCCTGAGTAGGGTCAACTACAGTCAGGATAGTCTCGTAAGCATCAGCCGTAGCACCCTCAAAAGATATGCTTGCAGCAGCAAGCGGAGTACCAGTAAAGGTAGGGTTAGAAATTGTAGGGCTGGTAAGAGTCTTGGCAGTAAGGGTCTGTGTCTTGTCTGTACCTACTACATCACCTTCGCCAGATGCAATGCCGTGCATTGACTGGGCATTACCTGCGCCATCATTATAAGAGGCAGCAGCCTGGGTATGTAGGTTGGCATCACGGAAGTCTCTACCGATAGCCATATGTCTTACTACGGCACCTGCTGAGTGTGACTGTGCAGATGAACCATCAATGGCTCGGGTGATTGTAAATGTATTGGTAGATACCGCCGTAGCATCTACGATTTCTTCAAGAGCAGTATCAACATCTATAACTAAAGTATATGTTCTGCCTGCGGGGATTGTTACACCACCAAGCAAGGCTGTGCCTGATACTACTGTCATAGTAGCAGCACCTGCGGTAATAGCACTAGTCAGTGTTGACTGTTGGCTACGGGACGAGTATTGACGTGTTGGCATTTATGTTCCTATCGGGCGCTGTAATGAAGTCGTGGGGGATATTGAGTCTGTTGCTTTAATCTTTCCTCGTTAAGGCGTTGAGTATAAAGAGCAAACAACTGACGCACTGCATTATTGCTAGCGCCAAATGGGCGCTTAGAATCAATCTCATCAGCCTGTGGGCTGTATTGAGCAGCACGGGCTGGGTCTAGATATTGTAGTAATCTGTAAGAAGCACCAAGAATTACCACATCTTTTACAGTTTCAGATAGTCCAGTCTGTATAGAGAAATCCTGATTAGTAGCAGTAAATGGAGTTGGATGGGTAGCATACATAACCTTAACGGTTCTACCAGCAATAATTACATCACCAATAGTTACAGTCTGGCTACCACTACCAGTCCAAGTCCCTGGAGTAGCATCTGCGAACGGGTCAAAGTCATAACGCTTAACGCGTATCCATTCTTTAGTAGGTCCTATGTCCTGCCAAGAAATAGCAAGTATGTTTTCTATATTTAAATTATTAAAATTATATGTAGTAATGGCTGCGTTGTATGTAAATGTAGTCTGTTTAGCAGCATATATGCTGGCGCCTACGGCTTCAATAGTATCGTTAATAGCCTTCTTAATACTGTATCTTGGGAAGATAGGGCTAACAGTTACCTGGGTATCTACGGCAGCAGTAGCAGCAGTAGTTCCAAGATAGCCACGCCCGTAAGGAGCGATGGTAGCAGTGTTAGCAACACGGTCTACGCTATCTATCCATAGTAATTCATCGTTAATCTCAATAACACCTTTGCCAAAATCAGCAGTTGAGCCAAGGCTTAGCACTGTAGGAGATGAACTAGGTGATGTTAATGTAGTAACAGCAGCAGTTAAATGTGTGCTTCTATCCTGTTGGAAGGTATATCCAGATAGATTAATCTTAACTTCATCTATCATCTCGGCTAATGTGACTGTCATACGTCAATACTCCTTAACGCTGCTAGAGGTGAAAGGTTAGTAGTGCTAGCAAGTTCATTGCAGATACCTCCCAATGCCTTAAAATCTTTAGGCTGACGGGTTGCATCTGCCTCTAGATTAAGGGCGCCTATAAGCGCCTTACCTGATGTACTTGCTAGTGAGTTTGCCGCAGCAGTAGCAGTCAGATATGAAGTCAATACTGGATATGTCCCACTATTTGCTAAGCGATTTAGTTCGCTTGTAAATGTACTACCTGCTGTGCCTGTTGCCATTATCTATACCTTGCCGTTTTCTTTGCGATTGACTTGGGTTGTTTAACAAACTGTTTACCTTTTTTCTTGCCTGCTGCTTTAGCCTTATTAGTTGCAGCCTTCTCGGCTGGTGTCAGGTTAGCCCAGGCTGCCTCTGGTAGGTATCTCTTCTTGCCTTTAGATGGTTTGCCATCAGAAGTCTTCCACTTCTGACCAGTCCACTTCTTTAAAGACTGTTGAGATTTAGCCAGTGCCATTACTTGTAGCCTCCGCCTGCCTTCTTATACTGAACTGCTAGTAATTGTGCCTTACGTGCAGACCATTGCCCAGGGTTTCCACCCTTGGAGCCTGCTTTAATTTTATTGAATAGTGCTTTACGCATACCAGGCTTAGTGTAGTTGCCAGCCTCATTGACTTTAGACTTAGGTTTTGCTTTGGCTTTCTTTTTCATTTTTTCTTCTATTCTAATAAAAAAACCAGGTCTATTGTTTAATAAACCTGGCTTTATTTAATTAACAAATTATCTCGAACGAGAAGTTCCACCGCCACCAAACTTTGGTGTTTTCTCTCGTCTTAAACTTGGCTTTTGAATACGAGAATCAGAAGCCTTTCCCTTCGATGCAGCAAGACGTCTTGCTCCATACATACGCTTTACGCCTTCTACAAACTGAGCATTTGAAGAAGTGCCAGCCTTCTTAATAGCGGCTGTCATTCCCATATCTTTAATCTTAGCAATGGTATTTTCAGAAACTTTAATCTTTGCAGCCTTAGGTTTCTTACTTCCACCGCCATCAATCTTACTTCCCATATATCTTGCCATTACCATTTTACCTTATCTGCCCAATATGCGGCACTCATTTTTCCTTTGGATATATTTTTTTGATGACGCGATTTAAAACTCTTACGCTTCATCTTCATTTTCTGGGATTCCCCAGACTTTGGCTTACCTGCGGTAGATGCACCTTGCTCGCCAAATCTAATTGTTTTTACTTGACTGCCTTCTTTAGCCACAACAATGTGTGACTTCTTAGGGTGGCTAGGGGTGCGTTTAGGTTTATTAAAACCTGCTACACCTGCTCGTTTTAACCTTGGGTCAGCCATTATTAGTTAGTACTTCCCATCGGATAGGCACCTGTTTTTTTCATAATCATTTCTTTTGCTTTTTGAAGACCACCTTGTGGTATGGTGCCTTCTCTTATCATTTTCTCAAGCATTGCATTGGCTTTAGCAATCTTAGCGTTTTCTCGTTTGTTTTCCCTCATAGGCTGTTTAGCCCTAGCCTCATCAGGAGACTTATCAACGTATGCCATAACTACTTCTTCTTGCCCATCTTCTTCATTACGGCTTTCTTCATAGCCATCTTCTTTGGCGCTGACTTCTTGCCCTTGGCTTTTCCAGCCATCTTCTCTTTGCCTTTTGCTTTCATCATTCCGTAATCCATTGGCATATTATGCTCCTAGTTGATTTAGTACTGCTGCTGATTTTTTGGTTATATGTTTTGTTGGTGCCATTTTGCTAGAGTCATAAGGTTTACCTAGTATATCACTAGCCTTGACTGCCTCTTGAATCTTCTTCATAGAAGTTCCAGCAGGCTGGATACCCTGGGCTCTTGCCTCTTTGTAGGCATCCAATTCTTTATTGAACTTTTTATTCGGAATAGTTCTACGACTATCCGCATCTCCAGTGTTCATCTGTATACTCAAACCCTTACAGCCAAAGCATCCTTCTACTGGCTCAGGGTGGTGCTCCCAGTGTTTCATATCGCTGTAAAGTTATCCTCTGTTACCCCTACACCGCCAGCAATAAGCGCTGCTTTGGTAGCAGCATCTACTGTGTGGTTGTAACCACCCTCATATACTTCAGGAAAGCCTCTTAAATCGCCATCAACTGGATAGCGAACCTGAGCATATCCACCAGTAGGTTTAAGAACTATAGTTATTCCACGGTTTAATTTATAAAAATGGAATAAACGTCCACTACCAGCAGGACCTTCTTCAACTATTGGAGTTGTAAATACAAACTCAGTCATAAGTCCTCCTAATGAACTCACCCCGAAGGGTAGGCTGTTCTAATATGCCTACCCTACAGAGTCAATCAACTAGAGAGCAGCGATTGAAGATGATGTTTCGATACGGAACAGTGCTTCTTCACGATAACGTGCAAAGCCGAGTACGCCGTACCAACCCATTGGGCGGAAGCGCATCAACTTATCGGTTACGTTTCCGATAACAATGTGTGGCTCTTCTGCAACAGCCTCAGCAAGTGCTTGCTGTCCGCAGAGGATAGTATCAAATACGCGTGTTACTGGAGTTACAGTTACAGTTGTTGTAGCGGTAACTGCAGCAGTGTTGGCTGTATCTACAGTAAATGTAGTAGTTGAGCCAGATGTGCTAATTGCAGTAATCTTTGCACCTGATGCAATACCAGTTCCAGCAACCTTATCTCCAACCTCAGCGCGGGTTGCGATAACAGCAGAAGAAGCAACACCGAAGGTGAAGCCTGCTGATGTACCTGCAACGGTTACTGCGGTTGTAGCAAGAGCAGACTGGTCTGCGCCATCTTTAGCATTTGGCAAACGAGAAGACTCAACAAAGAATGCTCCTTCGTAATCGCCAATTTCTCCAGCCCATACGTTATTAACGGCTGGGTCAGAGTTGATGTGAGCAAAGTTCCAGCCTAGGTTTCCAGACTCTGCACGCAGGTCGTGGGAAACTTCTGGGTGGATACCGCACCAGTAGTAAGAGCCACGGCGAGCCTTGGCCTTATTAGCACGGAGTTTAGCGACAGCCTTGCGGATGTCTGCTGAATCAATTGTTGCGGCTGCGGCAATTGTTGCGGTGCTTGTAGCAGTGCTACCACCGTAAATTACGTTAGTTCCGCCGACAAGAGTTGTTGAAACAACCTTGTCAATAGAATCAGCAAGGTTGTATGCAATGATATTTGCAATTGCTGGGTCTACATCTGCTAATGAGAATAACTCAAGAGCACGGGTAACAAGAACAGCATTACCATACTCGTTAAGAGTAATGGTTACTGATGTTGGAGTCGTCATTGCGACTGCATCTGGGTCAGTAGTTTCTGTTAGTGTTGAAGTTTTTGCATCCAAGTCAACATAGCGTTGTAGCACTACGGTTGAACCTGGTATTGCTTGACGGGCAGGGCGTTTATCTGCGACAGAACGAAGTAGTGGTTCTGAACGGAGAGCGAATTCTAGAAGACGGTCATACGCCTTCTGAACTAGACCTGCGGCGCCAACTGTTCCACCGAGAGATGCACTGTCGGTAGAGATAAATGCGTTGGCCATAAGGTTTCGTCACCTCCAAGTGACTATGAACGGTTAGGAATTGCGTAGAAGATGGATTAATTCATCCATCGAACCCGCGTTATCTAAACGCGTGTTCATATCTACGGCTTTGTCTGGAGTCATACCGCCTTGGGTTAAGATATCTTGCTGACGTAATGTCGCAAGGTCTTTCTGCGTATCTTCATTTTGAGTTTCTGGGGTATAGCCGATTAAATCTCCGTTATCACGGAGCCAAGAATCAATAGATTCCTCTGTGGCATCCTCTACATCTTTCAAAATAAGGCGTGCAGCCTTAGCGTTTACTCCTTTTTTAGCCAGGACTTCGGAGACAGTTTGATGCCGTTTTTCCTTGACGAATCCTTCAAGTTGTTCGGTGAGTTCCTTGATACGCTTCTCATCAGCACGTTTGGCTTTCCTTAGTCTTTTGACTAAAGCATCGCCATCTAGTTGATGTTCAGGTACTTCTACCTCTTCTTCTTCGTCATCCCAGTAGTTGTTGCTCATAGCAACCACCCTTTCTATTCGTTGTTAGTCGCAAGCCACAGTTCTGCTCAGGGGAGGGCAGGCTGGCTCTTGCTACCAGTCTTATACACTGCACGGGGCTGGTCGGTCCGTGTCAGGAATCTAGTATGTACCGCCTAGTTCGCGGCTTAATGAAAGATTACGAGCAGCACCTGCGCTGCCACCAAATCTGCCAAGTTCTTTTTGTTTTAATAAATCTAACTTACGTTGTTCTGATGCTAGATTTTTAAGCAATGCACCTTCTGCAACTTGTTGATTAACTTGATTATCTTTTGTAGGGTCAAGTCCTGAAAGTAAATCTATTCGTGGTTTATCATAAGCATAAGCAGAATAAGCCTTCTCTGCTTCTTCTTCAGTAACTCCTAAACCAACCAATTCTTCTGCTGTAGCCACATTAGTAACTAATCCTTGACGAACAGCAGCAGCGCCAACTTGTGCAGCACGAATTTTAGTTTCAAGTTTAGGTAAAGTTTCTTTAGGATTAAGAAAATAAGATACAAGGTCTTTATCTGTTAACATAGGATAAAGTTCTTTCATAGTAGCCTTTGTTATAGCATCTTCTTGTGATGCTAAAACTGCCAACTGAACACGACCCTTAATCTCATCTGGTGATTTAGTACCACCTATAAACTCAGCATACTTTGCTTGCCGTGCAGCCCTAGTATTACCTGCTGCTTCTTCTACACCATAAGATGTAAATATCTGGTCATAGGCATTTTCTAAATCTAAATAAGTAGCCTCATCATAAACATTTAAACCAGCATCTAAACGTAGTTTATTGCCAGCAAAACGCTTTAAATACTCAGGGGTTTCTCTAAGTCTAAGAACTACTTCTTCTGGAGAACTACCTGTAAGAATAAGATTTTTAACTGAATCTATAAGACTGCTTAAGCCATACTTATCAAATTCTTTTTTAAGAATTCCAAAAGCAGATTCTCGTTTTGACTGAAGTTCTGCAGCAGCCTGGGCTTTATTAAATGCTAATAAAGCATCAATTGATGCAGTATTCCCAGTATTGCCAGAACCAAAATTGCCAGAACCAAAACTTCCATCACCAAATTTAGTGCCATCGCCGTAATCAATATCGCTGCCGAATTGAAATCCTTTTACTTTTTTCCAACGACCTTCTTTAACATTATATGACCAAAAGTTACCTTCACCTGGGTCTTCCGTTGGTTTATCTTCATAACGTCTTTGTTCTTCTTGGGCCTGTTGATTTTCTCGAAGAATTTTTAATTGGTCTATTTTTGATACATCAGTTAAGTCTGTCAAAGTCGTAAGAGAATTTTGCGCTGATTCAAGAGCAGCCTTTGCAGCAGTTAGTTCTGCTTGTGAAGCCTTAGAAGGATTATCTGCACGGTTTTTTTCCGCATCAGCAACTCTTTCTTCTGCTTTACTTAATTGATTTTCAAAATATTCTTCTATACCTTGGGCTCCAGGACGGGCTTGGTCTGCTTCAAATTCCTCAAAGGTTTGAGGTATTATGCTTGGGTCTACGCCTTCGCCTTCAACAAGTCTAGTACGTCCTTGACGAAATAATTTTTTTTCAGCCATTGCTACCCCGTAAATCCAAAGTCTTTAAGGATTTTATATGTATTTGCATAAACATCCTCTCTTGCTGTTTCGGTAAATTCCCAGCGCTTATCAGCGCGGAGACGTTTCTTCCAATCAAATAAATTTAATTGCCCATCTTGACTAATAGCACTACGCAATAAAGGGTCATTAAGTTGTATTTCTTCTGGACTAATTTCTAACGTAGATGCCATTAATGTTTTATATGGCTGGTAGATTTCTTTTAAGGTTAATCCTCGTTTAACTAAATCCCCAGTAACTTTACCTTCTGTCGCTGCTATGTTATCTCTAATAAGGTCTTTAAATACTTGAACAGACTCACCACGGTCTAGCCTCTGAAGCCAATCAGATAAAGAAGATTTATAATCTCTTTCAAGGTTAAGGCCCATATCTGCAGCATATTCACGTAAGGTTGCAATATTATCTGCAGCAGCACCAGCAGGTGCATCTGCTCCAAAAGTAATCTTTCGGTTTAAAAATCTACTTATAAAATTTGTATTTTTTTCATTAGCGTTTTTATAAATTTCTTCTGCCCAAGAGGACAATTGTCCTGGGGTATATTTAATACCTTTTTCAGTAAGAGTTTGTTCTAACTCTGCCTCAAAAGAATCTAACCCTCTAAAGTACTCGGTATCACCAGCAACTTTTCTTGCATTTTCTTTATAGTTTGGGTCTTTGCGGTCTAAACCTTTAGTTAAATCTTCATAGATACGTTTATAAAATCCACGTTTTTGAACTGATTCAGCATTACTTTTAAACCAATTAGTAAGTGTTACAGCATTATAAAAACGTTGAGGAGTAAACTTGCCTTGGAAAGCATCTACTAATAGTTTTTGCAGTTCAGGGTCAGTAGCAAAAATATCATCAATATCGCCATACTCTTCTTCTACAAGACGAAAGATTTCTTCAATAGTTTTATTAGCAACACCACCTAATGTGCCACCATCATCTACAAGAATTCCACTTTCTTTTATTTCAGCCACTACTTAACTCCTATCGCTTGTTTAAAGGCATCGTAGTAACTTAAAATTCTTGTTGCTTTTGCTTCATCTTTTTGAGATAGTTTTTCAATTAAAAATTGTTGTTCGTTAATGCCAGTCTTAGTTTTAGTAGCAACAGTTTTGCCTTCAGCATCTGTTGTAGTGCTAGTAAGTTGCGGATTTTTTCTTTGTTTCTTTTGAACTAACGGAACTAACTTTTCGTATTCTTCATCAGATGCGCCTCTGCCCATAAGATTTGTAATAACATCGTTAATTAAAGCCCTTGCATCTGTGTCACTAAACTCTGTAATTTGAGATGTAGTTCTAGTTCCCGCAAGACTTTTAGCACTACCTTTCTTTAATCCTAGCCAATCATCAAAAGTAGAAAACTCTTTAATTTGTTTAGCCTTATAGGCTTCTACTTGGTCTACTGTATATTGACCAGCAGCAGCATCAAGGGCTTCTAACATAGCATCTGTAGGAACATTTTTATTAGTAGTTAAATAACCAGCCTGATAAAGACGGTCTACAATTGCTTCACGGTTGCCATATTTTTTGTATAAATCTGCTAAGTGTTTATCTCTAGCAGCATCTGTTTTATCAAATGTAAACTCTGGTCCAACTATACCTGCTCTAGCATCGTCTGGGCTAAGAGATACTTTACCTCTGCCATCTACATAAAGATAAGATTTATAAGTAACTGGGTCGCCCTTAGGGTCTTTAGGGTTAGGTACAGTAAAGTTAACTACTGGACCGCTAGAATCCATAGTTATAGTAGCGGTTTGAACCGCATTATCTACTGCTATTTGGTCATTAGTTTTACCTTGGTATTTAGGACCTGCTCCACCTCCGCCAAGGTCTTTTTCTTTGTAGGTTTTTGTTCCGCTAGACCAATCATTATAAGAAATTTGATTAGGCTTTAAATCGCCTCGTTTTATAACACGCCATTCTTTTTTCTCTGTATCAAAAATAAGATTCCAATTACCAGGACCTAATCGCTGCCAAGAAAGTTGAGTTTCTTTAGAAGGTGCTGGTATTTTATTTTCAGCCATTATGGAACCGCCTTATAGGAATCACGAGAGTAGTATGAAAGTAAAGACCTAAACACTGCACGAGATGCTTCACGCACAGCAAAATCACCAGAACCTAAATCAGATAAAATACGCTCTACATTTTGACGGTATTCGCGTTTTAAAGCAGAAGCATTATATAACGCTCTTACATCTGGGCTTTCAGAAAAAGCCAAGAAATCATCCACTGCTTGTAGTGCAGTTCGCATACGTAATCTTGAAGCCTCATCTATCGGGGCATTAACATCATTTATCATCTCACGAATTGTTCTCATCATAGATTGCTCAGTAGCAATTTCATTACCACCGCCAGTAATAGCCTCTAATAGCAATGGGTTAGAATCAATTAAACCAGCGCGTGCTGCAGTAGAAGCATCAATAATAAATCTACGTTCTGAAATACTGCCTTCGCTGGCTAGTTTTTCCCGCTCCCAAGAAGCAACATCATAGTAACGTTGTTTATCTTCTGCTACTTGCACATCATCAAAATACTTTTCTAAATCTTTGTCCTTAACTAAATCATTAGCCTGCATCCAGTTATAGGCTGCTGCATTAAACTCGCCAGTGCGAGGAGCAAATATATAGGCTGCTTCTCCATACGTTTTAATTAACTTACGATTTTCTAAAGCCCAATTTTTCATCTCATCTGTAGACTTAATAAGAACTTTAGTTTGATTCTCATTACGAGATACAGTATAAACAATCTTTCCAGGATACTGACCAGTAAATATACTCAATGCCATTTCAAATGGGTCTTGAATATCACTGCCGTATTTTGTTTGTATTTTTTCTAATATATCGAAAAATTCTGGGCGTAATCCATTTATACCTACATCTAATAAATAGTCTGGAACTCCTTGGCTCTCTTGAACAGAAGGAGCAATTGGTGAAACCAAACCTAAAGCAGAACGCATAAACAATACATTGTGTGCGCTGATTCTAATATTTTTTAAATAGTCAGCCTTTTCTTGATTAGAAGCATTAGGGTTTAAATAAATACCATTGGCTGCATTGTATGCAATTGCTTGCATAGCAGCAGTAACTTCTTGTCTATCTTTTTCATTAGGGTCTATCATTGTATAAAGTTTTGCTAAAGTACTTGGAACTATAGCCCTGCGAACTGTAATGTTGTCGCCAATTGAACCTAATGCAAAGTTGTCAATATTCTCAGCAGTTTTTTGTGCTATTGGATTATCAAAATTACCTAAGAAATTTTTAATTCCTATAACTCCAAGTGCTGCAATAGGACCGCTAAACTGTGGCACACCTGCTTCTGGGGCAAAAGAAGGGTTAGCAAATTCTAGTTTAAAAGTAAAATCGTTAAACAATGGTTGTTTGTATAATGAATCCGATTGTCCCGTTAAAGCACGAAGGGTAGTGTCTGTTGCCTTAAAGATAACATTATCCATAGGCATCATTACATATTTCTTGCCATCAGCATCTTCATATACATCACCACTTGCATTAAGTCCGATGTGGGCTAAACGCATACGATAAAGCATTTGTGGTGTAACATCTTTAAGACGGTATACACGGCGATAAAAATCTTCAGTAGCCCTATAAAAACGACCAACTGTACGAACCGATAAAGCAAAGTTACTTCGAATTGAAGGGTTATCAGCAAACTTAAGAACTTGGTCTACTGCTTCATTCATTCCTATTTCAGCAAAACGCTTCTGCCCTAAAAGTTCGGCTCTTCTCTCAAGCATAGTACTTGCATCAGGAGTTTTATATTTATCTGGAAAAGCAGCCTTTTGTTTAGCAACATATTGGCTAACCCATTCACGCTGTAAACCAGAATATGCTTTACGATACTTTAAATAAGTAACAGAAACAATAGGTTGACGAAGAATAGAAGTTAGTTGCCTATCCATCATCTCCATTAAGTTATTTCCTACAGCGCGAAACGCTGAAGGAAAATCAGTAAACTCTTGAAAATCAATACGAGTATTAATAAAACCATCTAAAGAAAAACCTTTTGTTAAGTCATCAAATTCATCTATGTTTACAGATGCTGCAGACTTCTGCCATAGGCTAGTTTCTGTTTCAAATGTAGGTATAATTGCGCCCTTAAGTTGTCTGCGTTCTTCTACCTTCATTAAAAGATTATCGTGCTTATCCCTTATAGCATTAAATAAACCTTCGTTATAGCGACCAAAATCAGAAGTACCGTGAAAAGTATTACGCATATCAATTAACATACCTTCAGCGTAAATACGAACTATTTCTTCATCAGGCAATCCTTGCTGACGATAAGTAACGGTATCACCAAAATATGACAAAAACTTTTGAATAGATGGCTCGGCGCCTTTTTTAATGCGGTATGCGTTTCCAACAAACTCTACGCCTACGCTTTGCATAATTTGCCCAACGCCTCTTTTTAAATCTTCAGGTGTTTTAAGAGCACGATTTTGAAAAAATACAGTAGCAGGTGCAACCTTAAAGCCATCTACTAATTCTAAAGCGCCGTGTTGACGAGGTACTGCAAAACGAATAAACCAGTTATCAAAATGAGCAATGGTTAAATATAATGGGTCTGTCTTTCTTAACTCATCAATCTCTATTTTTTTATAGTCACCATATTTTAAAGTATCTTTTTTGCCAAGCCTACCTGCCTCGCGCAATCTATCGGAAACTATATTCAAGGCACGAGTTAACTCAGATATGTTTATTTGACCCGTTGTAAAGGGTTCATCTAATTTTCCGCTAATAGTTTTAGTAGCAACAGAAGATGCCATTGCGCCTAAAGTATCTGGATGATGAATCATTAACTCTGTCCACCAGCCTTTATCTTCATCGCTCAAGCCTTTAAGAAAAATAGATGCACGCTCAGCAACTTTTTTATTTAATGCAACGTGCATTATTTCAGAAGGCGCTAAAGCCAAGTCGTTAGATAGTTTATTAAGGTCATTTAACTCAGTCACAAGATTATCTAACAAAGTATTACGTTCTGCTAAAGAAATTTCACTAACAGGAACTTTTGCTCCTACTAATTTTCGGAATTTATCTGTAATTAAAGGTGTAGCATCGGGTGAGCCAGTATAAGCAGTAGTGCTTCGACCAAATTTTCTTCCTGTTCCTTTAGCATAATTTAATATGTCTTTAGCAGGAGCAGAAATTGCGTACATAAAACCTTCGTCAATTGCTGAACGAATACCTAAACGTGGAAAAAGAGTAAAAATAGACCAAAAATCTACAAAATTACGGGCTAAACGATTTTGAGTAGCACCACCTATTGCATAAATAAGGCTTTGTTTAGATTTTACTTGATATGCAACTGAAGCAATTTCTTCATAAGGTAATGGCGCTATTGCACTGGCTAACTGTGATGGTTGAATAGCACCAGAACGAAGCAATTCTGACTGCCCATTTTGGACACGCACAGTATGTGGGCTAAGTAATTTAGCAATATCATCAGAAATAGCAGTTCTTGAAGTAGTTGTAAAGCCAGCCTTTTCATTTAAAGTTTTTGCTAAAATTTCTTCCATAAATTCATTACCCATAGGATTGCCGTGTAATCCAGAACGCATCATAATGGCGCCATATAGGTTGCGTATAATAACAACCTGTTCATCTTCACTAGATTTTAAAAACTTCTGTGTTGTAAACTCTGCTAAATCTCTGCTTAAAACTTGTCTTGCCATAACACGGAAAGTGTCTGCTGTTTTAATAGCATTATCACCGACCATAATAAATTGTCCGCCTGGATTACGTGCTCCAAGTCTTCCAATGCCTAGTAACATCTTACGAAATTTAGAAACATCTTTCTCAATATCTAAAAGTTGATTAATTGCTGGGTTAACAGCCTTATCTATTTCTTCCCCGCTTTTAGATAGAATTTTAATTACTTCTTCGCCTTTTGCGTTTAACTCATCTGTTGTTTTACGAACAGATAAAGCAGAACCTGTAGTTGCATTAAAGACATCGTCTAATATTTTGTTAAAGCCATAGGTTAAACGGCGTTGATTACGGGCTGTAGCAACACCATTGCGCTTAAAAGAAATACCATCAAGACGTCCTGATAAAAGAAGCATTGTGTTTTCAGCATCAGAAAATACTTCTTGGGCTTTTTCAGCATTAAACATTTTATTGCGAACAAAAAAATCAATTGCTTCATCATTGTTATAACCTGTATAACGGCGACCAATGTATTTACGAACGACTGCTCTTTGAGCATCATCGGTAGCATCGGCTAAACGCTTTAAGTCTTTACCTAATTGCTCATCCCATAATTTGCGAACACCGTCATCTTGAAACACACGGGCTACTGCTGCGCCAGAAGAATCCCCAGCGTTCATCATCTTAGTAGCCATATCTGCTAGTTGGCTACCACGAGTAATAGCCTTAGATGTTCCACCAGTAATCCAAGTTAATGGGTCAATAATAATCTGATACATAAAATCAATAGCACCAGAAACATTTTTAGTTGTGCCATCAATGTAATCGCCAGAAGGTCCACCATTTTTAGGTGGTTTAGTATCAAACATACGAACAAAATCTCTACCAGGAGATACTTGTGCGTATTTAGTTGCATCCATTACTTGCTTAAAACTATCAGGGTCATTAAATGCTTCAGTAACTGCACTAACAATACCTGGGGTTAAACTTCCATAGGCTTCTAGTATTTCGCCTGGGCGCCTACCTTGTAGCAATTGCTTAGCAACAAATACTTTTTCTTTACCAAAATTATCTATAGTTTCTGCTAAAGCACCATTGTCATAAATGTCTCTGCCGTCCCAAGCATCAGACCAAACTTTTGCATCAAAGATTTCTTCGCCTTGAGCAATCTGGCGAGTAACCAAATAAGGTGTATTTATTATACGATTGTAACCACCAGCAACTTTAAATAATGAAATGAGTGGGCTTGCTGCAACTTTACCTACAAATTTAAGTGCACCAACTGCTCTATCAGAAAAAGTTGGGGGCTTTTTCATATATTCAGAATTACTATAAAAAAACTTAAGAGTTTCTTGAATGTCTGGGTCTAATGAATCATATCTTTTTCGTGCTTCTTCTACTGGCAAACGATTTAGTTCACGATTTTTTTTAATCGCCCAACTCATTTGCTCAATCTGATTACCTTCTCCAGGCGTCAGATTTGCTCTTAAAGCAGCCGAATATAAATTTGGATTTACCTCTGCCACAACTGGTGCGACATAGCGCATTAGGACATACCGCCGTCTAATTTAGAACGCAAAATTAACTCTACTTCTCCAGAGTCATCAAACTGAACTAACTTTTGTAGCGTAGCCATAAGGCTTGGTTTAGTGACAGGCAAATCCATAGAAAATGCCGCAGAACCAATACCAGGACCGCGGTCAATACCAGCAGTACCAGGCTCTTCAGGGCGCCCAGTTGGCGCATCTAGAGTTAATGGTATTTGTTGAACCATCCCACCAGTTGGATTGCCTTGCATTTTTGCTCTAGTTTGATTTTCGTAAACTTCTTTACTTGTAGTTGTGCCATCGCGCATACCTGGAATATAACGAGCAGGTTGAGTTGCTCTACCGCTTTGTCCATTACCGCCAGTTGCTGAAACATTAGATGGACTATTCTGTGGTGCTGATGGTCTATAACCGCCTCTTGGCATTAGTCTTCATCCTCTTCATCTAAATATTTCTTTAACTCTTCATCGGTAGGCGCTTTATACGCTACCCAACTTGGGTAAGAAGATTTTTCCATTACAAAACTTAACGCTAACTCGCTTTTAAATCCTGCCTTAAGCAAAGACTTATAGTATTCATTAAGCCAAATACAATACATTTCTAACTCTGTATATTGTTCATTTTCTACTGTGCGTGGCTTACGGATTCGTGGTTGTGGTTTTTTCTTACGTTGTGCCATAACTACCTCCGCATTACAGTTCTTGCGCTAGCGCTTCCTTTTCCACTAGCACTTAGACTAGATAATAAACTTTGTAAAGCCCCGCCTTGACCACCTTCAGGAGGAGCGCCTCCTGCTGGCGCTGTGGGAGCAGGGGACGTTTGCTCGACCATAGAAGTAGCCCCAGCAGGAGGTAATTCTTCTGGCTCAAAGATATCTTCTATAGCATCTTCAAGAGCCTGTCCCTTTTGACGGGACTTAATAACTCCAGCAATTTTACGAATAATATCCGTAGGGTCTCCGCCTTGAACCGCCATCTGCGGTATAGCAAGTGTGTACTGTTGTAGTGAGGCCATTAACGCACTGCGTAAATCTTCTACTTCAATTTTTTCTTGTTCTTGCGTAACGTTAATACCAAATGGTAATTCACGTTGCGCTAAATCTTTAGAAATAAGTTTGCCGCCCAAAGCCTGTAGCATAAAGATAAGACCCTGTGCTGGGTTAAGACCAGCAAGCATTCCATAACGAACATCGGCTGTGTAGTCATTTTTAATATCTTTGCCAGGAGTATACTCAATAGAGTAAGGAGAACCAGCATCTACACCACGAATAGTCTTTTGATAGTTAAAAAACTTTTCATCAATTTCAAAACAAACAGAAATAACATCTTTAAGCGCTGAAGCAAAAATAGCCTGAGCAGACTTTACCTGTGTGTCAAAGCCTCCCATAAGTGCCTGCACACCTTGTCCCGTGATGATGCTGGCATCAATGTTTCCAGTACGTCCTTCTGGATAACGTGTTCCTAATCTTAATTCTTGCTGTAGTAAAGCCTGCTCAGTAAATGCTCCAGGTGGAATATTTAAATCAACACGGCGTACACCAGCAGGGTTAGCGGTGCGAATAACAGCATCGCCACCCATTTCAAGTTCATTGACATCCGATGGTAGGACAATTGGTGCTTGCACGGACTTCTCCGCTGCTTCCATCGCAAGTAATGCGAACCTGTTACGAAGCAACTGAATACCGAGCACGTCATCAAACTGACCACGCATCTCATTATCAATAGATGGTCTCTTAGCAACAACAACCATCATCTTACCAAGAGGATTTTTCGCTTGAGATAGTAATAGATTGTTACGCTCAGGAACATATAACACAGATTGTTCTTTGTCGTAATAACGAACAATCTCAATCTGTGCTGTCATATCTGCTCGGTACATTTCTTTACCAAGTAAGATATTTGCGTACTCAGGGAACTGTGAGGCAATTTCGCCAACAGCCATATAGTAACGTTTTGCAAAGGCAATGCAGCGTCCATAGCGGTCAAACTCTGGGTAAGCGCCCACTGGGTTTTCTATGCGGATACGCGGCAGCCCTGCTTCTTCGTCCAATTCAACTATGAAAGGAACGAAACCAAATGTTATGTATACATCGGCTCCTGTATACATCTGGACTTGTAAATCCGAGTTAGCAAAATAATTAGTAGCAATACGAGTACGGGTATCAGCAAACCTACGAGCGCGGTCAGAACCCTGATTCGCCGCCGAACAGTTAACTGCTGGTAGTGGTGCCATAACCTCGGAAAGGTCTCTCGCAACAATATCAATAAAATTGGCAACGACATTAGCATCCACACCTTCAGGAAAGAAATCTGGATATACAGTTGCAATCTGTCCTTTACGGACAGCAAGAACATCTTGTTGGCGCGAATCGCGCTCTGCAGCACGTTGGCGTAAATTCTCAACGCGTGCTGAGATTTGTTCTATTGACAGCATCTATTTCCTATCCATAAGTTTGTTGCCATTGCTCGGCAATTATTTCATCAAGATTTACACTATAACGTTTTTGTGACTGTGCTCTTGTAGCCCAACGGTTATGGGCGTACCTTTGGACTACAGAATTCTGTTGCATAAACTCACGACATCTAAGTACACCAAACCACATAGCCATCACGCAGTCAGTCTTACCTTTAGTCTCAGGCTTCCAAGTAAGTAGTTGTTGTACTAAAGCCTTAAGTCCTTCAGAACCTTCAGTAGAAGGGAGTTCGATAATATTGTTCTTTTGGTGTTTACCATTGACGACAGTTCCGAAGAGCGTTGACATAGATGCGACACCAAAGTTTGTGTCCCATTTGTTTTTTCCAGTGAAGTGAGCATTGAGGCGAACGCCATAAGTTGCCAGCCATTGCTGTAAATCTGTATCGAGGGCGTAGGCTTTTTGGTGGGCGTTAATTTCAACTCTGAGTTCTTGCGGTTTGTATTTCTGGACAAAGTCTTCTATTGCCTGCCTAATCTTCTGTGGGTTTGGCTCCGCCATATTATGGCAATCCAAAATATAAATCTTTCCATCCATCCTGTTGTAAGTCATAGCCACGAACGCAGCGTGCCCAGCACCCATAGCGGGGTCAAACCCAACTACAGTATAACCTTCAACTTGTGTTGGATGTCCAGCAGCGCCAAGTCTTAACAGGCCTTTCTTACGCATACCGTTAACAGACCCCTGCACCAACTCAGGTGGGAAAATAGAATCTTCAGTTATGTCTTCTTGCTGGTAGACCAGTGCCCAGGTAGAGGGAGTTACTTCACCTCTGCGTCTTGCTAATGTTTGCCCATCCCATTTCGGGAAAAGTCCTTCTTCGTCAGGTGTCTCATCATCGCCATCCCACGCAACGTCCGACTTAGGCCAAAGCGTAACCCAGTCTTTCGGTTTATCCGCATACTCCAAAACAGCAGGCATACCCATATACGTAAATGGACTCTTACCGCTTGACCAATGCTTCGGGTCGCGGAGTTCTTTGTAGAAGTCGTTTGCCGCAATTCGGGTTCCTACTATCAACAACTTGCCGTTCTTACCCAGACGGGTAATAACTTCTTTCTGTAGCCAGTTAATCTGCTTTTCGTGTTCGTGAGCATTGGCTGTAGTTATACAGTCATCAAGAATAATTAAGTCAGCACGGGCACCGTAGATTTGACCCCCCATACCGAGTGCCTGAATTGTCGGGTCTTTCTCAGATGAATTACGGGCATCGTTTCCCAAATAGACTGTGTCAACACGCCAGGTATCAGAGTCTTCTTTCCATCCCCCTTCTGGTCCAAAAGTTGTTTGCAACTTCAACCAGCGCGGGTGGCTTAACCTTTGCTTTATTGCGTACACGAATTCCCGTGCTTTGACAAGAGTCTTAGAAACTACGATGATTCTAACATTTGGGTCTAACGCTATGCGGTAGGTAGCGTAATTCACCGTAATCACGGTGGACTTAGCGTGCTCAGGTGGCACGTTTACAAGAAGGCGATGTTTATCGCCAGGCTCGTAAATCATATTGCGGTGGAGCCAAGTAGGCTCTACACCCTCCAGTAGGTCAATCCAGTCCTGATGATGGGGAAAGACTTTCTGGTCTAAAAACATTTTAGAGAACTGTGGAAAAGAGACATCCTCACGGGCTACCCCTAAGGCTTTCAGGGAATTGTCCTTGGCGTTCTCTTTCGCATCCACTAGGTCAGAGGCAAACTTCTTATCCCTAGATACCCAGATACGGACAGTGTCTGGCTTTTTGCCCAACTGCTCCATAGCCCTATGTACAGGCATACCCTCAGATACAAGGGCTAAGACTTTAGCCTTGGCTTCTGCCATAGCCTTTGTCCTAGGGTTATTGCTAGTCTGAAAAGTCACAGAATTGTCCCATCTACATCCGTAAATACAGGCTGTCAGATACAGATAGAGATACAGTCTGTAACGCAAGCCCTCAAGGCTTGCTACTACCAGTGGGCACTTTGTGCCCCTATATACTATTAATCCGTTCAAACAGCCATTCCGAACGGTTTATAACAAAATTGTTATACAGATAACAGTCTAATCAGGACAAAATAGGACAGAACAGGGCACAGGCTCTGTACGGAAAAATCTTTTATGGAGTTACTACTATAGGTTCAACCCGCCTTTAATAAGTCTAGGGTCAAACAGACTCAGTGCTGCTCATCTGATAGCCCTGTTACAGTGCTGTTCAGATAGTTCTGAGTCTACAGACTATCTGCCCGACAGGCTGACTGTCGCGCTGGCTGGCCTATAACTATTCTGTCCAGCCTAATAATAAAATCTGAATCGGCAGGCCGATTACTAAGCCAGTGCCACAGGATAGAAACTATAACTACCTTTCCCTCCGTGTCGCACAGCGCCACGCCCTCTGGCTGAGACACTGGACACTGCCATAATTTCTAGGCTATCAGCGTCCACGGACGCGCCGTGTCTGAAGCCACGCCTGCTCCGTTGTCGCCTCCATAGACCTATCGCTTTGAGGCTCAAGGTCTATGTTCAGCGCCACGACTGGCTAGCAGCCAGAAATCATTGCCTGGACGCTGGAACATCCTATCGGCATCGCCGTTTTGTCAAATGAGTCGCAGCCAGCGATTTTTTGCAAGCAAAAAATAACTGGGCTATCGTATTTGACAAAATTGTGGGCGCTTCTCTGTTCACGTGGTTCTTCGGCTCAACGGCTCAATGTATCGCTGAAGCCTTTATATCTTTTGCCTAAAGGCAAAAGATGGACGGCTTCAAAGCACACGATACATAGCAGGTCAGCGCAAGCGCTGTCTGCTTCGCCTACCGATTTTAGTTAATTGCTTTTGCGTCAACGGGACGCAAGACAGAGAGGAAATGATGAACGAAGTAAGCAACGGCATCTCAATACAAAATATGTGCTATCAGTGCCAAGCCCTTGAAACCCTATGTCCAGACTGTATGGAACTGAAAGACAGTCGAGACATCTACATTGCCCATCAGATAGTTGATGAGGGCAACCTACAATACCAGCATATCTGGAGTCGGTCTGACCTGCCTGTATCTGGTCACGAATGGGTTGGTTCTATTACCAGAACCTACCGAGGAACTGAGCGTCAAGAGTTCCTTGAGCCTGTCACTAACTTATCTGACAGATTTATGGACTTAGAAACGTCTATGACTGTCCTTGACTCGGAGGTAATATGCCAGTCCTGCCACCTGCTCTACAACAAATACCAAGCCGACTGCCCAGTCTGCTTCTAACCGAAACGGCGAGCCCTGTCGCAAGCGACAGGGGCTTCGCCCACAATAACCTAAGGAGAATAAGATGACTACAGTAAACAAGTTCGAGTTCAACAATGCCCTACTCAAGGGTATCAAAGTCCGTGGCGATTTCGTCACAGGCCAAGTTCAGTCAAGACAAACTGAATACACGCCAGACGGCAATGTCCGTTCACGCTTCATAGCATCACGCCAAGTGACCATCTATGACCCAGCGATAGTCGCAAGACTAAAGGAACTACTAGTCAGCACTGACGAACTTCCCGTCACCTGCTCAGGCTATATGACCACCACTGTTCGTGAAAACGGCAACGGCGCAAAGCCAACTTGGTATGACAACCAAATCGTCACCGAGTTAGAGGTTCTTTCCTAACAACTCCAGGCAGGGCAGGCGCTACGGTGCCTGCTCTGCCTTACTTTTTTTTACAAACCCCGCTGTAACTAACACAGAGCACTACGAGTCCATTACTTTTCACAGGAGGCTACTATGTATTTAGATAATATGACAACACTGGCAATCATCATAGCGCTGGTATCTACAATGACTATGACAGGTATTGCTGTATACAAAGCCCATCAATGGGAGCAGGCATACCACAACGCAGCAAGGAAATTAAAAATAGAAATGGCAGCCCGCAGATGATGACTGTATATGCGACACGGCGCTGCGCTGTATGCCATAAGACAGGAACTATTATGGTAGATGAACAGGAATTGCTACACTATCTGCGTGGCAATTATGTTCAGGATTCTTTCAAGACTATGTCAGCACCACTCCGTGAACAGGTAATAACTGGCACGCATCCTGAATGCTGGCAACAAATGTTCGGACAAGAACTAGAGGAGACTATCAATGACTAACTTAGAAGCAGAATGTTTCAAGTGTGGCACCGCTATATGGGTGCCCAACTATGAGTATATATCAGACAGAAACTTCTGTTACCCGTGTGCCAACAGTTATATGGGCAACCTTGTAGGTGTAACACCCGAAGAACTAGACAAAGCCAGAACAGAACAGGGGATAGGCTGATGCGTGACGAGGACTATCTAAAAAACTTAGGAGAGATAGCCAAATGGTTAGACTCTCTAATTGTAGAGATAAACAAAATAAACGAAACAGTTGAAGACCTGATAGCAGAAGCACCAGTATCATTGGAAGCGTGGGACAAAGTAGGAGAAGACATATGGAAGTAGAACAAGGGTTGTTACCGTCACAGATGAAAGCCCAAGCCATATTACTTAGAGAGTTCTATGGTTTTGGCAAGAACGAAATGGTTGTAGTTCTAAGACAGTTAGTAACAGAATGTGATGACCTTGATACTAACTCAAGGTTGATAGTATTTAATCTAATCAGAAAAGCACAGGAGATATGCCGTAGCACAAAGGAGATACAGAGTGTATGAAGTTATCTATCCGCACATATCAACACCAATCACCTGGCTATACCTCATTGGCATTGGGTATTGCATATACAGATGGAGTACTAGATGAGACGCAAGTTAGCCGCGCTATTCAGTTGGGCATTGACAGTATCGTATGCAATCTTTCCGACTCAGTCACACGCAATGCAAGCAGCAGAACAGTTCTTGGACAAGGACGAGTCGCAAAAGAATGTACAGAAAGAAATCATATGGACCAAATCATTGAGCAAATACTATGCGAAGGCGTTGATGTCAGCACAGTATGAACAATGGGATACCAAATCAGAATTCCGTGCGTTGTCAAAACTATGGGGTAAAGAATCAGCGTGGGACCACACTGCTGCTAACCCTAAGTCATCAGCGTATGGGATACCGCAGTTGTTAAAACTAAAACCAGAAACGCCTGCGCCCGAGCAGATTGCTCGGGGCTTGGCGTATATCGAACATCGGTACGGCAAACCATCAGTAGCGTGGGCGCATTGGCGCAAGCACGGCTGGTACTAAACAAAGGAGACAGTATGGCAAAAGGAAACAACAAAACAATCAATGTAAAATTACCTACAGCAAAAGTAATTATTGCATTGCAACAAGCGCTAGCCAAGTTAGAACTTGACTACACATCACAAGACCAAGCCGAAAAAGAATATCAAAAGGCTACAGAAAAATGGCGCAAAGATGTTATCAAGTTTGCGACCGATAACATATCAAAAGCAGAAAATATGCGGACTAACTATCGTCAATGGTCTGGCAATCTCAATGTTGATTTTGATTTAACTGTTAAGGAGAATGAGTTTCCAGTTGAACCACAACGTGAGTTCGAAATAATGCATATCAGTACTTACAAAGATATGAAGGAAGAAATAAGTAATAGTATTCGTATCCTTCAACTGACTGATGAAGAAGTAATATCTACTTCTACATACAATTCAATAGCAAGATACCTATAAAGGAGACAGCAATGATAATCAAACACGTGATAGAACTAGAGACAGTAATCAATGAAGAAGTAAACGAATTAACTGTTTACAAAATCAAAGGTATGCCAGAGGCAACTCGTCAACAGTTCTTTACTGAAGCAGCAAAAGAAATGATAGGCGCAGCACTAGAAAAAATGAATGAAGGAAATACTTGGGCAATACTTAGAGTAGCAGAGGAACAATCTGTATGACCACAGAGGTAGTTAATAGACCACAGATATCAGTAAGAAACGAATCAGCCTGGACTAAATCTGGTGTGGCAGTGACAGCCACATCAGCCAGCGATGTAGCCAGACAAGCAGGACTTGACTGGTCGGTATCACTACACGATGTGACCACTACCTATCAGATTCCAGGTAAAGGATTACCCTTCCACATACCAGTCAATAACAAGAAAGCAGTTGTTAAGACAACACCAGCAGGTGAGGTAATACCACTTGGTATTGTCGGCAACAAGTACAAGCCGCTACAAAATGCTGAAATATTCTCAGTGCTAGATACCCTGATTGATTCAGGAGATGCACGGTATGCAGCAGCAGGTGAGTATGCAGCAGGTGCCAAAGTATGGATGCTTATGCAGTTGCCTATTGAAATGGAAATCAAAGGTGACCCACACGCAGCATTCCTGCTAGCCAAAACTACACACGATGGTAGTGGCTCTGTTCTTATCCGCCCTATTATCGAACGGTTATTCTGTCACAATCAGATTAACAAAATCTATCGGGCTACTGATAAGAAGCGTACTTATATGCTACGTCATACAACTAACTCTAAGTTAGATGTTAATGATGTCCGTGGCATTCTTGATATTGCCTACACAACTATTGATGACTACACAGTTATGTCAGAAGCAATGCTTGAGCGTCAAGTTACCCGCCAGTATGCAGTGGATTACTTCAAGAAAGTATTCCCACTACCTAGCAAGATAGAAAATGCACCCGTTCCACTGCTATCTGCAGGTGAAAAGATGCAACGCACCAATGCCCTCAATCACAGAGCCAGAAGCCTAGACATATACGAGAACAGTCCTACTCAGGAGAACATCCGAGAGACTGCCTTCGGTCTATGGCAGGCAGTTATTGAGTATGCCGACCACGGCAAACCAGGTAGGTCAAAGTCACTAGGCGTTAGAACAATGTCAGGTGGCAGTGATAGCCTAAAAATAAGAGCGCAAGAACTAGCACTAGCATAGGAGACTAACAATGGAAATTATTTATACAGATAAAGACGGAACAACAGTTAAGTTCACCGAAGAGATGGCTATCGCAGCCATCACTGAACGCGATGCACTACGCACACAACTAAGCGCCTCTCAAGATAGAGCATCGGAACGCTATGGAAAGATAGTAGATATAAGAGATAAGGTTCATTTGTTCTTTACTGAACGTAATGATGGTGATGACAATGATGATATAACCTGTACTGTAGAAGATGTCAACGAACTACTCAGAAGTATTGGCTCTGACGAACTCAAAACATTATGGACAGTAATAGGCACCATTGATTTTACAGTTAATAATATCTATGCATCCAATGAAGAAGAAGCAAATGACTATGTAATGAATGAGTTATCTGCTGAACTTGGTGGAGATGCTGAGTTATCTGACTGGCAAATTGATATCAAAAGCACAGAGCAAGATTAACTAATGCCCAAGATAGCAGACCATACCTATGATGAGGCACTGCTATCTAGTAAATGTATGGCAGGTAAGCACAAAGAATGCGGTGGTATCGTGGTCATCGGTATCCGTGCATTAAGGAGACAGTGTGCTTGCCAATGCCATCTCACATCAGAGCAATCAGATACCCGTTCTATCTGATACACTCTGCCTACTGAGATGGGCTGGAGTTTGATTAGTCTCCTTTTCCAGCCCGTCTCTTTTACAAGGAGACAAGGGAAATATGAAAATAGAAATAGAACGTGATAGGTACGGACGACCATTAATAATTCCTAAAGCAGGAGGCAAGCCAGTTGCTTACACAAGAGCAACTACAATTGCCAACAGTTTAGATGACGGCTCAGCACTAACAGCCTGGAAGATGCGTATGGCTGCAATAGGTTTAACAGTACGCAATGATTTACTACTAGCCATCAGCGCAGCAGGCGATGACAAGATGGCTATTAACAAGTTGATAGAAGATGCTATGGAAGTAGCAGGCGCTAGCCGTGCAGCCAGTATCGGCACAGCACTACACGCAATAGCAGAGAAACTAGATTTGGGACAGTCACCTGGCCCAATACCAGACGAATGGGCAGGGGACATCCGAGCCTATGAACAAACAACAGGACATCTCAAGAAATTCTTTATAGAACAGTTCTGCGTGTTGGATAAGTACAAGATTGCTGGTACTCCCGACAGGATAATTGAATATAAAGGTGAGAAGTTCATTGCAGATATAAAGACTGGTCGCATTGACCATCCCAATAACATTGCTATTCAGTTAGCAATTTACGCCAACGGCTCCCCGTATGACGTTGCTACGGGTCGCCGTGGTAGTTGGGGTGATATCAATAAAGAAAAAGCAGTTATCATCCATCTTCCAGCAGGAACTGGTCTATGCAAATTAGTTTGGATAGACATTAAAGAGGGCTGGAAAGGAGTACAATTCGCAATGAAAGTAAGACAGTGGCGAGACAAGAAAGGTCTCGTTACTCCATTTGAAGAACAGGAGACAATCAGTGGCTAGCACTGAAGCACCTATCAGTATCACAGTTAAGACAACAGCAGGCTCACTAGTAACAGTCCGTGCAGAGCACGGAGATGAACTAGACCAGTTGGTAGCAACAGCATTGGAGGCTATCAAGTCAGCAGTAACAGAACTTGAATCAGCCATCAAAGCAACAGCACCAACAGTAATGGCACCAGCACAGATAGCAGCAGCACTTAGCACATCTATCGTTGACACTGGAGGCTGGTCATCAGCACCAGTTGTTCAATCAATCGGTGGCAAGAATTGCCCTCACGGCAAGATGACTGCTATCCAAGGGACAGGTAAAGATGGTTCCACTTATCGTGGTTACTTCTGCCCAGCACAGAAGGGTGCAATTGACAAGTGCAGAAATGTATATGTCAAAGCAGGCTCACCAGAATGGAATACATTTGTTGCTGAACAAGTGAAGTAATGCGTACACTCAGACGCAGCATTAACAAAGCAGAGGTAGGCGGAGAACCATTACCGCCTGCCTTTGCTGCATTTGAACGGGCAGGAATTATCCTGCGCCGTGCAGAAATTACAATGATTGCTGGCGCTCCAGGTGCTGGTAAATCATCTATTGCACTGGCTATTGCAGCCAGAGCAAAGGTACCTACGCTGTATTTCAGCGCAGATACTAACGCTCACACTATGGCTATGAGATTACTTGCTATGTCTAGTCGCATTACACAGACAGCAGCAGAACAGATGCTCAAGCGTGAGCCACAAGCAGCAGAAGATATACTTACCCTTAATAATCATTTGTTCTGGTCTTTTGAATCCACTCCCACTCTTAAAGATTTAGATGAAGAGGTCAGTGCATTTGAAACAGTTTGGGGTAGAAGTCCTACACTTATAGTTGTAGATAACCTAATGGATATTGCAATGGATGGACACGAAGAATTCCAGGGTATGCGTGCGGCAATGAAGGAGTTGAAGTATCTTGCAAGAGATACCAACTCCGCCGTGCTTGTTCTGCACCATACCAAGGAAGGCTTTGATAACTATCCTTGCCAGCCTAGGTCAGCAGTACAAGGGCTGGTCAATCAGATACCAGCAATGGTATTAACTATCGGTCAGATGAAACAGGGTGATGAAACCTATCTATGTGTAGCCCCAGTCAAGAACAGATACGGGCGAGCAGACCAGACAGGTAACAACTATGTCAGCCTAGCCTTCAACCCTGACAGTATGTATCTAGAAGATGTACAAATCAAATACACACAGGAGACAATGTAATGGAAATTAAAATATGGGATTGTTCATTCAGCAAAGAAGATGTAGAAGTATCAATAGGTAGAGCACTAACAGATGGTGAATGGAACATAGTAGTTGATGAGTTATATAATAACGACACTCTTTACAATACGGTTCAAGCACAAGTAACTAAGATTGCATTGGCAGCAATTGAGTAGTGCAGCCAAACGCAAAGGCAGCGGAGCAGAACGAGATGTAGTTGCTTGGCTTAAAGCCAACGGCTATGTCTATGCAGACCGCAGATTAGCAGGTGCTACCCTTGATAAAGGTGACATCAGTGGCATACCAGGAGTAACAATAGAAATTAAGAACCACGCTAAGTTAGACCTTGCAGGCTGGATAGCAGAGTTAGAAGTAGAGATGAAGAATGATGGAGCGTGGACAGGAACTGTGCTTCACAAACGCAAAGGAAAAGGAGATGTAGGAGAATGGTACGCAACAATGCCAGCAAAAGTATGGTTAGAATTAATAAAGAAAATCTTATGAAAGAATTAGAAGAACAAAAAGATTGGCATAATTATTTGTTTAATGTGTATAGTAAAAATAAAGAAACAAAAGTAGATGCAGAATGCCATATGATGGCTGCTTTTACATTGATACGTACAATGCAATCAATAGAAAAATATATAGAAGAAGCAAACAATTTACAAATTGTTAATTGAAATGGAGAAACATAGTATTGCTGCATACCTAGAGTATGTAGGCGCCGCCGTGCCGTCAGGCGGGCACGGCTGGCGCAAGATAAAATGCCCATTCCACACAGATAAACACGCATCTGCTGGAGTTAACTTTGATGAAGGTAGATTCAAATGCCACGGATGCGGTGTCGGTGGAGATGTTTACGATTTAATTATGCACAAAGAAGGAGGTAACTATCGTGAGGCTGTCAAATTCGCAGAGGCAATTTCTCCTACAGGCAGCGACAGAATACGCCAAACACATAAACCAAGCAGCAGACTATCTAGCAACGCGGGGTCTGTCGGTAGAAGACACAAAGATGTTTCACCTAGGAGTAGTGGACAATCCATTTCCAGGACACGAAGGCTACAAGGGTAAGTTAGTTATACCTTACGTCACCCCATCAGGGGTGGTTGACCTGCGGTTTCGTAGTATCGGGGGCGAAGACCCTAAGTACATAGGACTACCAGGAGCAAAGACAACTATGTTCAATGCTCAGACAGTTCTAACAGCCAACGGATATATCTGTGTCACCGAAGGTGAGATAGATTGTATTACGGTGGCAGCCAAGACAGGACATCCAGCCGTAGGCATACCAGGTGCTAACAACTGGAAGCCTTATTACAGCAAGATACTTGATGACTTCGACACCGTGATAGTACTAGCAGATGGCGACAGTCCAGGGCTAGAATTTGGTAAGAAGATAAGTAGAGAGTTAGGCAATGTTAATATAGTTCAGATGCCCGAAGGGCACGATGTCAACAGCATCGTCTTACAAGAAGGGGCTGCGTGGTTAGATGAAAGAATCAGAAAGTGCTTCGTATAATAACGAAGTAAATGTATGGGATTACATTAGAGATAACCCTATGCTTATGGGGCTACCCATATCAGATACCAAGGGGATAGATATTCTTGCAGCACTGCGAGATATCTATGTAGCCTTAGGTGAAGATGTGACTCAATCCAAAACCCTACTCAGCCTACTAGCCACAGTCCTAGTGGGAGCAGCAGAGGGTCAAGGCAAAGAAGTAATGGAAGAAGTAATGGTTATGGAAGCAATGCAAAAACTAGACAATAATCTAAAAGGGATACTTGATGAAGGACAATAAGCATTTAGAAGACATCTTGCTAGAACTAAAAGTAATTATGATACGCAAGCATCAAGACTACGGCCCCTTAAATATAGCCAATGCCCCAGGTGGGGCAATGAATGGGCTGATAGTCAGGATGCACGATAAGATGACACGGCTAGAAAACCTCCACTACAACAACAAAGGCAACACGCCCAACTATGAACCAATAGAAGATACCCTGTTAGATTTAGCAAACTATGCCATAATAGGACTAATGGTACAAAGAGGTTTTTGGGAAGGCTTGAATGGCACAGGAGTACATAACTGAATATGACGCTTTAGTAGCGTCACTTGCAGTCGAGTATCAACGAAGGTATCCGATGCTTGAAGTGTTAGATATACGACAGGTGTTATGGCTCTGGTTCCTAACCCATTCTAGAAAGTATGCCGAGTGGTCTGCGTTAGACCGAAAAGATAAAGACAAGTTGATAGCCAAGTCTTTACGGAATGCAGCGTTAAAGTTCTGCGAAAAAGAAAAAGCCAACACGGTTGGCTACGAGTTGATAGATGTTTATTACTACGATGCCACAGTTATAGAAGCATTCCTGCCTAGCATTATTTCTGAAACATATGAGATGCCAACCAAGATTAAAGACCTAAACTTTAAATTCAATAAGTCAGAACCCAGCAACGATGGCAACAACTGGCTAGTACTACGTTCAGATATAGCAGCAGCCTACTACAGGTTATCGGAAGCCAAACAAAACATACTCAGGATTAAGTTCAGCACAGAGAACAGCGACTGGGCAGAGATAGGTAAAGATTTAGATACAACAGCAGATGGTGCACGTATGAAGGTGCAGCGTGCAGTCAATTCGTTAGTAAGAATTTTAGGTGGATGGCGTCCATTTGCAGACAATGACTCTCCAGTTGTAGAGGAAGATGAAGATGAGCCAACCGAAACACATTAGAGACCTGCTTCATATCAAGGACTATAGCAAGGCTATGGACCTACGTGGTGAGCCGACAGAGGTATGCGTCTGTGGATGTGATGTCTTTATTATGTTAGGTGGATTTGTAGATGGGGAGATAGCCTTTTATTTTACAGACGGGGAGTGTGCTAGTTGTGGCAGTATGGTAACTCTGCCTACCCCATCAGGAGAGGATGACGGCATTGCCACTTTATGATTTTCAATGCAAGGCTTGCGGTGCATTGACAGAACACACAGAGAACATACCGCCAGCCTGTCATCTTTGTGGAGAGATGATGGCTAGACTATGGACATCAACGCCAGTGCACTTCAAAGGCACAGGCTTCTATGTAACAGGAGGATAACAATGCCATATTATGGACGTGATTTAACAAAAAATACTTCATTACATATGGGATATTCAGTCAGGTTTGCACTTGGATTTACTATAACTAGATATGGGTTTGACTTAGATATAGGCCCTGCTTGGATATCTGTAGAGTTTAATAGATTATTTAAGAAACATTATGGGTTTGATTCGGATGACGAATGATAGTAGAACTCAACCTTGCCTAGAACAAAAAATAAAACATATGATGAGCAGCGTATCTCACGGATACGTAGATATGGAATTGATGTTCCAGACTATAACCGTATCCTTGAAGAACAAGGCGGTGGTTGTTATATATGTGGTAAAAAACCAGAACCAAAACGAGCATTGGATATAGACCATAACCACGCAACAGGAAATGTACGCGGACTACTTTGTTCTATACATAACAGAGGAATAGGTTTTTTTGAGGATAACCCAATACTATTACTCAAAGCCATAGAGTATTTAATCAAGGATAGAAATGACAAATAAATCTTCTTTTGATTTAGATTTTTCTTTTGGCAGAGAAGGAGAAGAATTAGTAGAACAACTCCTTACCAAAGGAAAACGAGTAGAAGTTAAACGAGATAGGAAATGGCAAGACACAGGGAATGTCTATATAGAGACCGCCTGTTTCTTTACTAAAAAAAATGAATGGGCACCTAGCGGACTAGCAGTAACAGAGGCAGAGTATTGGGCGTTTGTATTAAAAACAACAGTATTAATGATATCCACCCAAGTGTTACAGTTTGCAGTCCAGACCTACGGCAAGGATATAACCTGCCAGATACCACCGAACTTATCCAAAGGCTACCTTGTAAAGGTGGTAGATTTAATAGAAGCAACTAAAATGTTTTCTTTCCAGCCAGGGGAAGGCTGATAGAAAGCAAAATAGACCCCCTATCCAATTAAGGTAGGGGGTCTATTTGTGTCTGTAATCGCCTTATAGGGCGTTTAAAGGGCTACTTAGCACCTCTGCCAAACTCAGGGGCAGATGGGTCTAACCACTTCAATACTGGTCCAAGGAGACCAGCAAGTGCTGCTGTTCCTAGAACCTTAAGGTTAGTTTCTCCTGCTAGGTAGAGTGCGATGGCAGCGGCTGCTGCGGCACGGAACCAAGTCAGCGATAGTTGCTTTAGTTGTTCCATTAGATTGCCTTTCGTTTTGTATTGTGAACCTTACAGCAGGTACATACTGGTACCACAGTGGTACCTTCTGCAACCTTCTTCTTAGGCTGTGGCTGTAGTTTAGCCATAACCTGATTCACAACTTTAGGTTGATTCAGCCACCAGAACCAGGGGCTAGTGTCGCTACGGTGAGTAGCGCTAATAGAAATATGTAGATGCTTAACGTGAGGATTACTACCTGTGTACTTCCTATTGCCTTCTTTGCGTCTGGCTCTTGACCAAATTTTTTTATTGTATATGAGGTAATCCACTCGTTCATCTTCTTTAAGTTTCTCAAAAATG